CGAGGGGCTATGCCCTCGTGGGGATCGATCAGCTGCTCGCGACCTAGGCTGCGTTTACGCTTGGGCGGGTTGAGTGATAGCCGCAGGCGGTATCGTGATGCGCCCACTGGTATCCACTGAATGCATCATCGTTTCGGCCAGCGCCTCCGCAGTCGCCGCGGATAACGTCCATCCCAGATGGCCGTGTCCCGTGTTGTAGAACACATTGGGCTGCTTACCCGGACCGACACGCGGCATCATGCTGGGCGTCATGGGGCGAAGGCCTGCCCACGGTACGACTTGTCGTGTACTCACCTGTGGGAAGCACTGATTGACCCAATCGACGAGCGGGCGGATTCGGTCGGCGCGGATGTCTTTGTTAAAGCCATTAAATTCTACCAGATGCAGTTCTAAAGTAACGAAAATCGCTACTGTTTAGTTTAAGTTTTAAAATTTTTTTACGTTCTGTTGCAGGAATAGCAAACCAATTATTAGTTCCGTTATATTCTTTAGCCCAAATGCTTAATACTAAGGTAGGAATACTAGCAACTCTTTTTAATTCTTTTGATGCAGAATAACCATCTCCATCATTGTATAATCGTTTATTCTTTTTAAGAATAGGATCAACGTCTTGAGAATTTTTAACTGTTAATTTTCCATCAGATTCGATGTAGTATTTACTACCATCAAAATCTGTTCCTCTTAGGATGCTCATTACTCAGAAAGTTGTGATACGTATATATTTACAGTTCCAATAACAGCAACTTTTTCACCTGGTGAAATTTTAAAATACTCATAGTCATCAGCAGGTAAATATATTTTACTTGATGTAGCAGTTGGGTTTACACCAAACTCAATATGACAAGCAGCATCTGCAGCTATTCTAACGTATTCTATATTTGCACTAAAAGCAGCAGATTGTACTGAAGTTCCAGCAGAAGTTACTTTTTCAGTTGATATGACTCGCATTCCTTTATGCATTTTATTCTCCTAAATATTTAGGGGGTGTTTCCACCCCCATTTAAATTATCTTCTAATTATAATTGTAAATTCAACAGGGATAGTGTTTGTAGAAGCACCATCTGTAATAATTTCAATTACTCCGCCTTCTTCTACTGAATTTGCAGCAGTAGGTTCAGCAGAATCTACATCACCAGCTGCAGAAGATGCAGTAGCAATTGTAATGGCTCCGCCTGTTACAGCGACACCGTTAATTTCAGTTGTAATTGCAGCATCAGCAGTAGCAATAGCTCCACCTAATACTGAATATATTTTAATAATCTTACCAGCATCTGGTGCAACAACATATACAGATCCAGCTGTAGATACGTCTGCCATTTTAACTGTTAAGAAATAGTCGTTTAATGTTCTCATTTTATTTTCTCCGTTTGCTTCGTTCTGTCTTTAAGACTTCAAAGACCAAACAAATTGTTATTTGTAAAGGGATGGCAGATTTCTCCGCCACCCCTCTATTTTATATTTATGCAGTAGTTAAGTCAAATACTCCACCAGATGCACCTTCATTTCTAGAGATTAGAGTAAGTTCAGTTAATAACTGTCTTTTCTCAGAATCACCAGTTTTTGAAAGCTCATGCATAGTGAAATCTCTTAAGAAACCGATTGACCAATAGTCCATATCTAGGACAAAGCAATCTCTATCTCTTGAGAATCTGTTTGGTACTACTTCCAAATCACCAAAGTCAGAAGAATACACGTCAATAGAAGTGTATAAAGTCTTGTCTTCAGATGCATCAAATCTAGTTGATCCACCAGTAAAACCAGAAATCTTCTGTTTGTTAAATGGGCCTACCATGATAACGGAAGGACTTCCACCAGCATTCCAAGTACCTTTGATTACTGACTTAAGTTGATCTTCAGTCAATGCTCTTTGTGTACCATCTGTTCTAGCATCAGATCCGTCAACTGGACTTGGAGATGATCCATCACCAGCGAAGTTATCATTAGTTGCAATCCAAGAACTGATTGAACCGAATTTTCTAGCAGTACTAGCATCACCAGCAACTTTTGCTTGGTTAGCTAATAAAGTAGCTTCAATATCTCTCTTAAGCTCTTTAGATTTTTTTGCGATTTGGTAAGCAAGTTCACTTGCTCTACCTGCTTTGTCAACAGACTCTTGAGTACCTGTGATTACTACAGTCTTATCCATGATCTGAGTGTAGTTACCAACTCTTGTTGTTGCTGACGAAGCGTCTAGTGTTGCATCGTCACCTTCGATTACTGCGTTAGAAGTAGAAGCAGCAGCTAAACTATCAGTTTGCCACTCATGCAAAGTATTTTTTACAGCTTCTCTAGCAGCTGAACTCATAAACGGAGTGTCAGTTGGAGAGATAGAGTAAATAACATCTTGCAAGTCTTCTCTAATACCAACAGCATCGTAAGTGTCGAATGTATTAGTTGGTTGTGCCATGTTTTTTTCTCCTTAAAGGTTATTTAGTTATCATACCTAAGATAGCAGAATGGGCATCTTCAAGACGACCAGATTTCTTCAACTTAGATATTTTGTTCCTTACTTCATTCCTCTTAGAGCCTTCAGTTTTGGCAACGCCAGATTTAATAATCTTAGGCGCGTTTGCAATTTTCTTTTGAACAATGGGTTTAGAATTTTTCAAACCCCTGTAAGACATTGCATCCTTAATTACCATTAGCATTCTATGATCTGCTAATGATGCTATTTCCTGATCATTAAATCCATAATTTTTTAAAGTAGATTTAACTCCACTTTTAAAAGTTTCAGACTTAACTGGATCAGCAAATTCAGGAATACGCTCCTGTGCTAATCTTCTTTGTTCAGCTAGATATGCATTATATTGTGCTTGTACTGCTTGATTTGCTCTAGCTTTAGCTTGGTTAATCTTTTCTTGTTGCTGTCTAAGTTGAAAATCATACTTAGCAGCTTGAGCTGGATCTTCCTCATAAAGTTTCTGCAATTCAGCAGGGTCTAACTGTTGTCTGGTTAAAGATTCGGCACTTGCTATCGCCTCATTTAACTCTCTAAGTTTCATGTCGTATTGTTGACGCAAAACACCTTTTTCTTCCTCTACTTGTTTCTTTTCTAAAGAAAGAGAATGTGTCTTTTGTCTATAGTCGGAATCTCTAGAATAACCTGCTTTAAGCTCATCAAGGGTAACCTCTAACTCTTGACCTTGTACTTTGACTCGGTGGAGATTTGGTTTCTCGACTTCTACTTCTGACGCAGTTTCTTCTGTTACTTCCTGATTCTCAGTAGCTTCGACATCTACTGGAGCTTCTTCAGACGGAGATTGGCTCTCTTGAGATGTAACCTGTTCATCTACAGGTTCTACTGATGGTTCTGCTGTAACTTCAGGTTCTGATTGTCCTTCATCCTGTTTTGGCTCTTTTGGAGCTTCAGGTTGAGGATTCAAAATCCCTAAAATTTTATCAGCAGCACCTGCAACTGTTTTATCAGTTATCGGCATTATATGCTCCTTTTGTTAACGCTTCTACTCTTTTGTAGTTTGGCGTGTTAAATTTTCTAGCTCAGATGCAGCTAGATTACCTGTTTCCATAACTGTAACAAGATGCCCTTTGATTTTGTCTAGCAAATTATATGCCATCCATAGCACTTGTCGTTGTTCATGGTCATTGTAACTCGTGTTAAAAATCTCTTTTTTATATTCTTCAAAGAGATATTCAAAACCTTCTTTTAAAAGAGGATCATTCAGTAGGCGTTTCGCCTGCTGACCCCGTTGCACTTGGTTGTCCAGATTGCTCATCTTTATTAAAAAACTCCTTTTGTCCTTCCATTATTTTTTTAAATATATCGCCAGATTGTCTGACTTGTTGTTGTTCTATCATAGATCTATTCTTAATAGCAAGTTCGTCAATCTTAGTATTATATTTAAGTTCCATATCTTTAACTTGTAATTCGAAGTCTAGTAGTTTTTCTCTCATCTTAGCTTCAAGTTTTTTGATCTCTATTTGAGATTGTAATACTGCTCTTTCGTTTTCACCCTGTACTTGAGCCAATGAAACTTTTTCAAATTCAGTAGGTGGTTTAGGTGGAAGCTGTGGCATTTGTGCTTGACCAACATCTGGATCCATAAAGTATGGTTCAACATTTCCAAGTCCTGCATTCTCTACTAATTTACGTAAAGTGTGATAAATATTTTTAATATTAACAACTGGGCCAAATACGTTTTGTTGTAAGTTAATAGCTTGTAATTGTCTTTCTAAAATAGAATTTAATAAAATTAATTGTTGTTCTTTTGATCCTGTACCTAATCCAACAGCTACAGTTATATTCATACGATTTCTCCATTCGTATGGACGCATTGGTACAAACTTTCCTCTAATACGAATTATTTTTTCTTTTTGTTGATACTTGCAAATTAGTTCAAATATTTTTTTAGCTAAATCTTTCACGCCTGTTTCTGCAAAAACTCTAGCTACTAATTCCATTCTCATTTGAGATTGAGTTAATATTTGGTTAATACCTGTAGCAGTTTTAGTATTAATAGTATCAGGCATTAAACCTTGAGATTGTCTGGTTTGACCTGTTCTTTGTTCTTTAACAGCATCTAAATAATTTAACATTCCAGAAGCTTGATCTGTAATTGGTTGTGCTTGCAATGGCATGATAACATTTTGAGGTGGTTGTTTAGTTCTAACAATACCACCAGGTCTATTGGTTAATAGATCATCCATTGCTACTTGACCATCTTGAATAGCTACACGATTATTATTAGTTAGATACATATTGTCTAACATTTGACGCATAACAGTAGATTTAATTAATTGTATATCTTCTACTAATTCAGAAATAGATCTTCCATAAAATCTATGTGGCATTAGTATTGGTGTAACAGAAACAAATGGCATTGAATCAATTTCTTCAATACCTAAAACTTTGTAAGCAGCATCTCCAGCTATACAAGCTTTAATTAATTCTGCTTTACCATCTCCGTTAATATCTATTCTTGCATAACATTCGTGAATTAAAACATCATCTGTTGTTTCATCTCCTCTATCTTGGGGTGCAGAATAATCTGTATCTTGAAATCTAATATGTCTATCTTCAGAATAATAATTAGTATCTCCAATAGGAAGATTCATAACTACATCTGGATCATAACCCATTTCAATTAATTGGGTTCTGCTCATGTTAGTTCTATGAGCTATAAAATTTGCATCTTCAATAGACTTAGCTCTACGTTCAATTAAAAATTCTTCAGGTGGTACAGGTTCAATTTTTACTTTTCCATATTTAGTTGTTTTGTGTAACACACAATCATGATATTTAATTATATCTAAAACATTTCCTTCATCATCTTTTATTTCTTCTTCGTACTCGTTATGTTCTGATACATTAATTTCATCATCATTAACTAAATCTGTAAATTCATCATCTGTTAATTTTTGATATTCTTCTCTAGTTGTCTTTTCAGATTCATCCCAGAATACTTTTAAGATTCCATTCTTTTGGATAAGCGCATCTTTAAACGCAGTATATAAACTTACAAATCCATCATTCTCTTTGTAGAAAATATAATTTAAATAATCGGTAGCTTGTTTGGCAAGTTCTTCATCTTCTGCACCAACAGGTTCGCATTCGAACACATTGTCGCTTGCAGTAAAGATTCTCATTAAAGAAGGCATTAAAGCTTCAACAGTATCTGAAACATCTGTAGAGATAACTTGAGATCTACCTTCTTGTTCATTACCAAAAGGTTTACCAAGATAGTATTCTAATGATCGTTTTCTTCTACTGACAATTTCACCACCAATGTAACCTGATGATGCTCTAATTTCTCTATTTAATATGGATAAAATTTCTCGTTCTGTTTTTTCTTTTTTCATACTATAAATTTCGTATCAACATAAATTGGTTTATCCCAGTCTGTCGATGTAACTGGATCATGAACACACCCATAACGAAAAGCATCGGCAGCATGAGAACACCAATCATGCAAAGGTTTGTTTTTAAAAACCTGGTTTTTCTCATCCCATTGCTTACGATACTGACGCAACGCATCAATGCCCAGTTTACACTTTTCTCTATCAAACCAGCAATATGGTAACATATTTCTCACAGATTCGATACCATGATCTACTTCTAATTTAGGTGCTATCTCAAAGTCAATACCTAGTTCTCTAGAAACTTCTAGTCTTGATTTACCTGTTCCTAATTCTCTAGCTTGAATATCATGTGGTGCAATATGTCTAGAATATAAATATTGTTTATTTTCTAACACATCTGCGTAATGCATTAAGCTTTCACCAGAATTTTCGTAATAATCTATAACGTGTAATTCTTCACCTATTCTTTGAACAAACCATATGGCTGTGGAATCACCTATACCTAAATCCCACCATGTTTCTACACCCACATTCTCATCTATAGGTACACTACCAATTCTACCTTCGTTATCAGCATTGGTCATAAGTTTTCCAAAATATGATCCAGAAACAGCAGCAGTAAAAGAACATTCAAATTCTTGATTGTATTGTTCTTCAGTCATAATAGACTTTGCCATGTCTAATTCTTCTTTATCAACAACACCTGTTTCGCTAGCTCTATATAAAGCTCCAAACCAATCTTTATGTCCTCTTAATGCATAATCATAAACTTCCCAGAATTGATTATGACCCATTGGAGTTCCAATAAATATTACAAATCCTTTTGTGTCTGCAATAGCTGGTCGTATAATCTCAGTCCATGTTCTTGGAGCCATAATTGCATACTCATCCATTACTACACCATGAAAACCCATACCCCTAAGTGAGTCAGCATTATCTGCTCCAAATATTTGGATTCTAGATTCATTCCAAAAATCTACACGCAATTCAGATTCATTTCTTTGACCACCTAAATCCATTAAAGGTTTTGTATAATATTTTAAATAATCCCAAACAATAGATTTACCTTGACGATAAGTAGGTGCAATGTATGCAAGTTTTTGTCTTGGTTCTTTTGTAGCTGCTAAAATTAATTCGTTAATAGCTAATACAGATTTACCAAATCGTCTATGACAGACTAAGACATTAAATCGTTTAAGTAATTTGTGAACTTCCTTTTGAAGCGGTCTAGGTTTATAGGGAATGGATATACTTACTTGTTTAGTCTTCCCACTTGAGATCGACTCTAATTGGGGAACTTTCGATTCTATTTGTTGTTGGAGCTTTTCCATGTACATAAGGTGCAGCTTTTTCTGCTGCGTAAAGTTTTCGTTCTGGTGAACTTAATGGATGGTTTAACACAGAAAGCAAATAATCTAAAGGGGATGTTTGATATTTTACAGCAAGCTCCTGCATATCTTTCCATTTTTTACGGAAAGAGGATCCTTTAGGTCTTCCTGCACCTTCTCGTTTACCACCTCGTTTATCTACTTTGTTTTCTTCCATTAGATTCCACGTCTAATCAATCTTGAATTTAAATCTCTATCTTCACCAACTTTAGGTGCTTTCTCATATCTTCTAGATTTAGATCCTAGAAAATATGCAGCGCCAGCAATAGCTGTTGAAGTAACTGGATGTCTAACAGCAAGTTTAGCAACTTTACCCATGCCTTTTCCAACTTCGCCTAAAAATTTATATTCGCCTGGTATTCGTTTTGCAATTTTTTTTACATTCATTTTAGCTTTTTGATATCCAGCTTTTAACGGACTGTATTTAACTAGTTCTTTTCCTGTTGCCATTATTTCTTTCTCCCTTTGGCTGCTAATTGTTGGAATTTTTTTTTACCGTATTTTTTACGTCCAATTGCAGCAGCTAGTGCTTTTGGATTTTTAACACCTTGTTGTTTTAATTTAGCAGTAAGTTTTTTAAATCTAGTACCTGTTCCTAACTTTGCTTTTTTCATACTAGTATTTTTTTTTGACTTTCATGTTTTTCTTTTTAGCATATTTTTTTGCTGCGGCTTTGCCTTGCTTAGTATATGCAAACTTCTTTTTTCCTACCATTGGCATTATTCGTCATCTCCTTCGTAATAGTTGTTAGTATCTGAAATTAAGTTTTCAATTTCAATTATAATTTGTTCTTGCTCATAATGTAAATCTTTTAATTCTTCAAGTAAATCTTCTAATGGCTTTGTCATTATCGAAGTAAACCACGCATAGCCACTTCCCTAGTTGTAGGTGGTTGCATAGCTTGTTGTTGTGGTTTTCCCATTTGTTGTACTTGGGGATTATTGCCTTGATCTAATAAAGCTTTTTGTTTTTCTACTTCAGGCATCATTTTAGCTTTAATTACAACAGCTAGCTTTTCACTCTCTTGTGGAGTTAAACTCATAAGGTCTTCAGCTAGTTGTTCTATTTTATCTTTTGCCATTAAATATATCCAGCTTTTTTTAAAGATTTGTATCTGGGATCTGATTTAGGTAATTTTTTAAATTCTTTAATTAATTTTTTTTCCATATCTTCACTTGTGGATTTAATATTTTTATAACCAAGATATCCAATTCCAGCTACACCAGTTCCTACAATGGCAGCTTTTTTATAAGGATGCAAAGAATCATATTTCTTTTTTACTTTTTCTGATGTATCAATAGTTTTTCTTTTAAATGCACTATAAGCATTCTTTGCTCTCATCTTTAAAGTTTTAGGTCTTTTAAAAACATTAAAGTATTGTGATATATTTTTGATCATATATTATTCTTCATCATCTTGACGGTTTAAAAAATACCCACCTGCAAATGTAGAAGCTGTACCAGCAGTACCAATTGCCAATTGGGTTTTAGGTGTTTTTTTAAAAAGTTCTTTTTGCATAGAACCATAACTTCTTAAGCTTTTGTTTATTATATTTTTAAATGATCTTTTGCTTTTTAAACCTTCTTGAATACCAGATGAAAAATTATCTTGAGCATAAGCACGTCTTATAGCAATTTGTTTTTTTAAAGCGCCACTTTGTAAACCTTTTTTTTTGGTTTTTTTCATGGCTTTTCCAAATTTTCTTAATTTAGATGCTTGTGATAATATATTTACTAAACTCATCTTCCCTGTCCTCTATAAGTGTTTTTATCTTTCTTACTATGCCTTCCTGGTCGTTTAATACGTTTCTTTTCTAGCTTTGTAAACTCTTTGACTTTACGAGCCATTAATCTTCGTAATCATCTCCAGCTAGGAAAGAACCAATAGTGTATCCACCTAATCCAGCAGAAGTAGTTTTTCTTCTAGCTGAAGTACCTAAGGTTGATCCATAAAGCTTTCTATAACCTTCATATCCTTTTTGGCTAGCACCTTTGATACCTTTAATCATTTTCGCTTCTCCTGAAGCAAATTTGGTGCCTTCAAAGGCAGGTTTAGTAGCTTTGTCATATGCTGGTTTTAAAACTTTTTTAACTTTGCTTGGACGCATTGCTCTTGCAGTCTTATATCCGTAAGAAGCAATTGTTCTATATATGTTGCCTAACATTAATGGGATTGCCATAATTTTATTCTCCTGTTTTTATAAACTAATTATAGCAAACCCCCTATTATAATTCTACCATTTGTAAATAAACCCCCCCATTTATCTTTAGTGTTGTAGTTAACCCCCCTATATATTTTATCCATACTCATATCAATATCGCTTGGTGTAACTTACAAACCCGTCATTTGCTGTTGCAAATGTCATATTGTTGTTATCGTTGTAACTCGCTGTTGCTCGTTGCATTGATGTTCACTTAGCGTTTCACTTTGCCTGCGTTCCTTACAGGTAAGGACGCAGTCAAAATGTTATTGATATAATGATATCTACATTTGATTGTTATCCACATAACTATTAACAAAAAGGATAATCTATGGATAAAGTAGTACACATAAATGAGGCACAATACTCACTATTTGACTTAAGTGATATGCCTATTACACCCTTACCTTCTAAGGATTTACATCCTCATGATAAGGTTAAACTAGATATAGTATATAGCTATCTAACAAACAAAGTGTTTAAAGAGAAAGGAGAATAGATATGATTACATTCTTAACAGGACTAGCTTTAACATTAGCAAGTATTTACTTGTTAATTATGATTGGCGGGTTTTTCTTTGGGTTTTTTATCTTTAAAAGACTAGCAGAAGAATCAGACAAGAAAGATGCAATAGATGCTTAAGATATTAGCAGTAATATTAACAGTGTCTTTGTTTGCGTTTAGTATCTTCTTCGCGATTGAGGGAGATACTGAACTGCTAATAATTAGCTTTAGTGGAGCTATTCTATATGTATATCTTATCATAGATGAACTTCGCAATCAAGCTAACGAGTGAGCTGATTGCTCATAAACATTAAAAGGAAAGGAAAATATATGTCAGACTATAAATCATATATACAAACCAAAAGTCCAGAAGAAAGAAAGCAATATGTTCAACAACAGATAGCTTTAGGTAATCCAAAATACAAGAATAGAAATGATTGGATTAAAGAAAACATAGACAAGATTAGACTGAATAATCTTGAAACTGTTGTTGCCCAAATATTAGCTAAATTAAATAAATAACAACAAACTGCTAACTCCCCCAGCAATGGGGGATGGCAGTAACAGGAGATAAAATCATGAATAAACAAAGCACATTACACTTAGTATATGCTAGAGAGTATTATGATGCAGACCAAAAGTATGATTATTATTTTTACTCATATTATACAATTTTTAGAAATGTACCATTATCTCAATTAAATCGTATAAATAACAAATCTTTCAAAGTTAGAGTGAAAGAATTTTGTGATAAAAATTAT